AAACTGACAGAACTATTTGAGCGTACCCGCAAGGATTTTCGAGAAAATATCGAAGATATAGCGATTGCTAATAAAGCTTTTCGTTTAAGGGAACTTCAAAAGATGTATGAAGATTCAGGTCGGAATAAGCGCGTAAAGCAGAACCTGTTAAAGCAAGCATTTCAAGAAACAGATGGTCGTATCACAAAGACAGATATAACCACAAACGGCGAATCTCTTAATACGGCGAAACCTACGGTAATTGAACTGGTGGCTCCTAATGTCAAAGGTACAGATTGAATTACCGCCTAAACTTATCCCGCTATTTAGCACCAGCAATATCCGTTACAGGTCTTCATGGGGTGGCCGTGGTTCAGGTAAGACCAGAAGCTTTGCACTGATGACAGCGATCAAGGGTTATATATATGCCGAGGCTGGTGTGAGCGGGTTGATCTTAGGTGCGCGTGAGTTTATGAACTCATTAGCTGATTCATCTATGGAAGAAATAAAACAGGCGATTCGCTCAGTTCCTTTTTTAAAAAACTATTACGAGATGGGTGAAAACTTTATTCGTACTAAAAATAAAAGAGTGAGCTATGGATTCGCTGGTCTACGCCACAACCTGGACAGCATCAAGTCTAAAGCGCGTATTCTGCTGTGCTGGGTAGATGAGGCTGAAACCGTTTCTGAGATGGCATGGCGCAAGTTACTACCTACAGTGCGTGAAGATAACTCTGAGGTGTGGATTACCTGGAACCCTGAACGACGTGATAGTGCAACCAGTACACGTTTCAGACATGAAGAAATTTATGATGACCTGACCGGTGAACTGATCGGTCTCGGTGTGGAGATGAACTATATCGATAACCCATGGTTTCCTGAGGTCCTTGAAATCGAGCGCCGCCGTGATCAGGCCACTCTGGATGATGCGACCTATCGCTGGATCTGGGAGGGAGAGTATCTGGAATTATCTGAAGCACAGATCTTTCGAAACAAGTTTGAAATTCAGGAATTTGAGCCTGATCCCTATAGCTGGGATGGACCATATCAGGGTCTGGATTTTGGCTTTGCTCATGATCCGCTGGCCGCGACACGTTCATGGATTCATGACGATTGCCTCTGGATTGAGTATGAGGCAGGCGCTGTAGGGCTAGAACTGGATGATACGGTAGAGTTCTTGTCAAAACTCATCCCTGAGTTTGAAGATTATGCAATCTATGCCGATAACGCACGACCCGAGTCTATTAGCCATCTAAAACGAAACGGATTAAGTCGTATCAAGGCATGTGAAAAAGGAAAGGGTTCAGTCGAGGATGGTATTGCCTTTATCCAGTCATTCAAGCGGGTCTATATTCACCCTCGGTGTAAGGAAACCCTAAATGAGTTTAGAAACTACTCTTATAAAAAAGACCGGTTAACGGATGAAGTGTTACCGATCATCATTGATGCCTATAACCACTACATCGATTCAATCCGTTATGCCCTAGAAAAAATATCTAAGGGTAGGCGTAAAGCTAAACCTGCCACAGCAGGAAGTCGAACATTCTCGTAAGGAAAACCTATGGCAAAGTCTAAAAAAGGCAAAGCAGCTAAAAAGGCTTTGTCTTATGGCAACTTATATACACAAGAAGCAGTTACGCAATTTCTCTCTAACTTTGGCCGACAGCCAGATACGGATGAGGTTTTACGTAAAGCGGGTATAGCCCGGCATAGACTGAAAATTATGCTGGATGATGACGAAATTGCCCAAGCAATAGAGACGCGTATTGATGCATTGCTTGCTACACCATTTCGGATTGAACCAAGTGATACTCCTGTTGCAGCGCTACTGAATATCGAACTAAAAGAATGGTATTTTGAAATTGCATCTGCTGCACTAAACGCCTTGTTATTTGGTTACTCCGTACAGGAAGCCGTATATGAGCTTAAGCCTGAAGGGTATGTGGGACTGCAATGGATTGGTGAAAAACCCATGCAATGGTTTGAACCAAAAAATGATGGACGATTAATCTACCGGCAAGACGGTTACGGTCGAGAAGAAGAAATTGATCAAAAGATAAAGTTCTTTCTGACACGCCGTAAAGCCACTTATGAGCAACCCTACGGAAAAGCACTGTTAGCCACACTATATTGGCTTTATTTCTTTAAACAGAATGGCTTTAAATTCTGGGCCAAGTTCCTTGAGCGTTTTGGTACACCCATACTTCTCGGCAAGGTGGATACAACTGGCACAGAAGATATGGCTAAAGCTTTGCTTAATGCTCATGCTCAAAGTGTTCTCGCAATTGATAAGGACGATGATGTAAGTGTTCTGACTGCCGGAGCAAATGGAACAGCCGGCTCATCATTCGATATGTTTAATAGCGTTCTAATTCGGCAAATTCAAAAGGTTGTATTGGGACAGACACTCACCAGTGGTACAGATGGAACTGGCAGTCGCGCTCTTGGTCAGGTACATGAAAATGTGCGACAGGATAAACTGAAATCTGATATGCGGCTAGTGACTCCAACGATCCAGGCAGTAGTTGATGCCTTATGCATGCTCAATGGATGGGATGAACATAAGGTGAGCTTGGGTGAGGAAGCTAAACCTCTTAACAAAGAGCAGGCCGAACGGGATGTTCACCTGAAAAATGCAGGTGCAAACTTATCGGATGACTACTTTATTCGTGAGTATGGCTTGCAAGAGGGTGATTTAAAGTCTGTAACTGACTTGAACCAATCCGATCTGCAGTTTAAGGCTTTACCCCATAAAGCCTTTAGTTTTGCAGCAAATGCCAGAAAGCTATCACCTGAACAGCAGGAAGTAGAAGAGTTGACTGATGCACAGCGCAATATTGAACTCTTAAGCAATGATCAGGTAAACAAGCTCCTGCAGAAGAGTGAAACACCAGAAGATCTAGCCTTTCATCTAATACAGCTTATGCCTGAGGCCAGTCAGTCTCAGTTCACGGCTAATCTGGAACGAGCTTTATATGCAGGTGATGTACTAGGGTATGTCACAGCAGAAAAAGAAAGATGATTAATTAAAATCCGTTACATATTTATAGAATTAGAGGTTTCTCATAATGGTTATGAAAGAAGCTGCATTCATCTGTAAAATGTAACTAGTGAAATACCCCAAATAAGGGGTTTTTTCATAAGGTTCTTACAATACGTAATAAGTAATAGCAATAATTTAAGAGTGTAAGATTATGACTTTAAATTCTTGGATAAATATCAGACCGGCAAGTTCTGACGATTTTGAAAAATTGGTAGACATACGGTTCGAGGCCTCTATTCGTGCACATCATTTCATTCCTGAGTCTTACTGGGAAGAAAACAAGGCTGAAATGCAGAATAACTATTTACCGAGGTCTGAGGTTTATCTTGCAGAAGATGAACAGCAAATATATGGTTTTATCGCGCTGGTAGAAAACGAAATTGCAGCTATTTTTGTTGCACCAGACCAGCAAGGTAAAGGTATTGGAAAATTACTTATATCCCATGCTAAAAACTTGAGGCCTCAACTGGTATTAAATGTATATCAGGATAATAAGAACAGTATTGCTTTTTATAAGTCCGAAGGTTTTGAGGTGGCACAAGAGTCCTTTGAAACCGAAACGCAGTCTAAAGTATTTGTGATGTCTTGGATTAAATAGTTTAGAGATGATGAGTCCGGATAGAGTTAAAAGCAGCTTCTAAGCTGCTTTTTTATTGGAGCCGAAAATTGCAACCAGTCACATTCTTAGAGGCCTTACAGTTTGCCCGGTCTCGTAAAATTGTATTGCCTGATGAGTTTTACTCTCTGGATCTCAAGACACGACAACTGGCCACCACGGTCAGTTTTTTATCGAGCATAGAACAGATCCAGACTGTGATAGCTGCCGTAAACAAGGCTATTGCAGATGGCTCGACATTTGAGGACTTTAAGAAAGTGGTCGCTGAAAATGAGATCAAGCTAAGTGAGCCTTATCTCAAGAATGTTTTTAGGACCAATATTCAGACGGCGTATAGTCATGGACGCTGGCAACAGCAGCAACGCAATAGAGACAAACGACCATACCTGATGTATTCAGCTATCGATGATAGCCGGGTCCGTCCAAGTCACCTGGCATTGAACCAGATTATCCGTCATATCGATGATCCGTTCTGGCTCATGTATTACCCGCCGTGGGGCTTCATGTGTCGCTGTACAGTGATTGCCTTAACTGAAAAGCAGGCGGAAAAATACGGTATTACCCCAGATGATCAGCTACCGGAAGTGGCTGAGGAAATGGGGTGGAGTACCAGTCCAATGACCTATGGCGATCTATCTGGTCTGGTAGATCAGAAGATTCTGGATTCTGACCTGAATAAAGCGTTTTTGCTGGAGCAGAAGGAAGTTATCAAAGCCGAGTGGACAGCAAGTAAAAAGCTGGCCAGCTTATTTGCTCCAATGGATGATAGTACCCGGGACTTATTTGATGTGGTGGCCAATACAGTGATTCCACTTGATCCAAGCATTCGACCTAGTGCGATTCGTACTTTCTTGGATTATGTACAGGGCAATGATTCAGTTCTTACGGCGCAGTTAAAGCAGCCCCCTATTACTCTGGCTGAGGAAGTGCTTAAACGCTGGTTGAAGGAGGATTTAGGCAGGCTACAGGCAGTAGCATCAAATAGTGCAACTACAGTGGCCGGATCAGCTTCACTAGCCTATGCTGCATCATTGGAGATAGGTAAGGTCATTACACTGGATGCGCCGTTACTGCTTGCAGGTTCTGGCTCAAATATTGTGATTCAGATAGAGAATGCTAAAGGGTTAGGTATTGATCTGGAAAAGCTAAATGCAGGGCAAGGCGTACTGTTTCCCTTAGGTATATCTTTTCAGGTAGTTTCAAGTGAAATGGTAAATGGACAGATGGTTTATACACTGAAAGCCTTAACTAACTAAACTTAAGAAATTAATTTGAGCCACTCCATTAGGGGTGGTTTTTTTATGGAGCATGAAAAATGCCAGATCCAAATGAAAAAGCTAAGCAGGAGCAAGATCAGTTTTGCTTTCAGCTTGGCCAAGTCAGTGTAGACAAGCCAGAGGAAGGGAAAAAGAAGCGTACCTTCTCGGGTATTGCCTATAGCGGTGAAGCAATTACTGACCACTGGTACTGGGATAAGGTGGTGTTTGACCTTGATTCGATTCAGATCAAAGGCCGTATCCCCGCATTGCTAGAGCATCGAACCAGTCAAAGAGCTGGAGCAATCAATTCATATTCTGTGAGCCATACAGAAGGCCTCAAAATTGAAGGAAATCTACTTTCAAATGAATTCGGAACTCAAGTCGCCCAGGACTCTGATGATGACTTTCCATGGCAAATGTCAGTACGGATTTATCCCACTACAGTGGAAGAAGTTAAAGAAGGTTCAGTCATTGTGAATGGCAGGACATTCCAGGCACCTGTTGCCATCTTTCGGGGTGGCCGTATCCGTGAAGTGTCATTTTGTGCTTTAGGTGCAGATGACAATACCAACGCCGTGGCAGCTAGTCACTCACCCAAAAACTTTAACCAACCAGAGGACACAGACGTGGACCTAGAACAAGCAAAAGCAAAACTCCAGGAGCAGGAGCAGACCATTACAGGTCTGCAGGAACAGATTAAAAAGTTTGCCGCTGATAAACGTAATGCCGAAATCGATGCTTTGGCAAAAGACCTGGGCAAAGAGTTTAGTACCGAAGAGAAGTCTAAGTTCGCTGCTATGCCAGACGATGCATTTGAGCTGATGGCCAGCACACTTAAACAGTTCTCGACAGGTAATCAAACACCACCAGCTGGCCAACAGCCACAAACACCAGGTGTAAATCCTGCGATGGCTTATCTGTTCCAGCATCAAGCTACCGGTGGTCAAGGTGGACAGCAGAGACAACAGGCACAAGGTTCAGCACTGGACCAGGCATTTAACCAGTTTGCCGCAGCACAACAACAGGGGACTAAATCATGAGCCAAGTAATAACTGGAACTATTGAAAATAAACAGTTGGTGGTCGGTGATGGTATTCGTACCGAGAATGCCAAACCTAAAACAGGAGTCATCTATTTACGTGGGGATTTATTATACGTCGATGCCAACAATGTAGCAGATCACCCGACGGTAACTGAAAACGTAGTAGGTGAGTGGAATGCGATTGCACTGGCAGACATGAGTGCAGAGCAGTCGACTTACCATGCCAATCATAATCTCGAAATGCCGATCTATGTACAAGGTGCCTTTGATGTTGCTGTTGTTACAGTCAAAGGTGAGGCGCTTGCAACAGGGCAGATGGATGCTGTGCGAGCACGGGGATTAAAAAATAAAATTGAACTTCGTAAAGTGGTAGGGAACTAAGACATGAGTCAAACTTTTACATTTCAAAATGCACCCATTGAGTTGCTGGATGTACCACAGCTGGTGCTGCTGACTGATACTACTCAAAAGGTGGATACCTGGTTGATGGACCGGTTTTTTCCTCAGCGTGTTTCTTATACTAAGAAGGAAGTTCCTGTAGGAGAGCTGAACACCGCAACCCCACTTGCACCTTTTGTCACTCCGACAGCAGCTGGCCGACAGATCAAGGTAGGCGAGTCTGGTAACGTTAAATTCGTTAAACCGGCTTATTTAAAACCGATGATGACGGTGATGCCAAGCGAAGTACAAAATACGGCGCTGATTTCACAACTACGCCGTTATGGTGTGATTGCTACAGGTTCAAATCGATTGTCTGATGCAGACTTGCTGTTAATCGACCAGGCACAAAAGGCTCTGTACCTGCGTCAATCTATTGAAAACCGGAAGCTGCTGATTGCCCGTGATGTACTGCTATATGGTAAGACTACTTTTGCCTCAGCAGATTTCCCGATGTATGAGGTGGATTATGAGCGGAACCCGGCCTGTAACTTCACACCTCTAATTAAATGGGGACAAGCAGGAGCCACACCGGTTAAGGATATTCAGGCGATGATTGACTTGGCTGTTGAACATTCAGGTACATCACCAATCATGGCATTAACCACTTCTAAGGTGTACAACACATTAACTAAAGATCCTGAGTTTAATGAGAAATTCATTACGCCGTATAAAGGGATCAGTGTGCCGCTCACTCCAACCTTTGACCAATCTGATAAGCCACAATTCCGAGGCACAGTGGACAATATCGAAATCTGGACCTATGACGCTAAGCATAGTATGGAGGGAAGTACCGAACGCTTTATCCCTGAAGATTTCTTTGGTCTGATTTCTGATGCTAATGGATGGATCGCACATTGTGCATTGCAAAACGTTGAAGCATTCGGTCAGGCTCTAGAGTTCTATTTAAGCCAATGGCAAGAAAAGAATCCTTCAAGCATTCAATTACTCGCTGAATCCTCTCCACTGGCTGTTCCAAACAACAAGAACGGTTTAGTGGGTGGTCGTGGATTCGTATAAGGAGAACTTAATGCCAAAGTATATTGCAAGACAGTCGATCGGACATTTCCGTCCAGGTCAGGAAATAGAAGGGCTTGAAGCTAAACAACTTCAGGCCCTTTTATCATCTGGTGCTATTGAAGAATATCAGGAGCCGGAAGAGCCTAAAGCAGATGGTACCGCTGCACGTTTGGCTGAGCTTGAAAAGGCTAATGCAGAGCTGACAATGGCTAATAAAACCTTAGCAGATGACAAAGCTAAAGCTGAGCAGGAAATTGCTGAGCTTAAAGCAAAGGTGGCTGAGCTTGAAAAGGCCAAGTCAGCGTCTAAGTCTAAGACCAGTGACAAGCCAGCTGAACAGGGTGCTGATGCAGCCAAGTAAGGTGATCTATGTACGCAACAGAAGCAGACATGGTGAAGCGGTTTGCTGATGACATTGAAGAGTTAAAGCTGATGCATGCAGATGCAGCAGCTTCTATCAATGAAGCACTTCAGGATGCGGCAGAAGAGATTAACGGTTATATCGGTGGCCGTTATCCTCTGCCTCTTCCCAATGTGCCCAGTAATCTGAACCGCATGGCCTGTGATATTGCCCGTTACCGGCTTTATTACCAGCAACCCACTGAAGAAGTACGTAACCGTTATAAGGATGCGATTAAATTTCTTGAACGGGTACAAGATGAAAAAGCACATCTACAGATCCAGACCGTAACCAATGAAATTGTAGATGATCAGCCCAAGGGCCGGCCTACCACAATGCCTATTGGAACCAGTTATGTAGGGGGCGTGTTTGGTGATGAAACGCTAGACAAGATGCCTTCATTTAAATAAGGAGGAGGTATGGCTTTTGCTATAACAATTCGTCCTGACAATGAATCTGCCGTAATGGCAGTACTGCAGCATATGGCCGATTTCGACAGCAGAAAGGAGGATATGTTTGTCGAGATTGGTGGCTATGGGGTTCACTCCACTCAAGACCGGTTTATCGGTCAGCATGATGTAGATGGTAATCCATGGAAACAGTCATGGCGGGCCCAGATGCAAAATGGTCAAACAGGCCGTGATACGGGTGAATTAATGAATGAATTGCACTATAACCTGCGCCCTGATGGTGTTGAGTGGGGTTCAAAAAAAATGTACGCCCATGTCTTTCATTTTGGTGCCACCATTCTGCCTAAAATGGCGGAGTACTTAACCTTTGCAGTGGGTGGCCAGTTCAGGAAAGTGAAACAGGTCAATATCCCTTCTCGTACCTTTCTGGGCATCAATCAGGATGATGATGAAGAGATCCTTAATATTATCGGGAGGCATATAGGTGTCTGACTTTTTTGCAGTACGTGGAGAAATTGCCGAGAAGCTCAAGGAGATTCCGGATTTCAAGCAGATCTATACGCCGTTGAACTCTGTACTGGTGACTGAAATGTCTCAGGTAACCCCATCAGCTCACGTCAACTTCGTGCGGATTCGTCCTAAGGATAGTGCGGGCAAGGGAAAAATGAACATGATCAGCCAGCAGTGGGCGGTCACCGTAGCCTGTAAGAATGCCCGTTCACAGTCTATAGATGGTTCAGCAGTAACAGATCAGGCGGGTAATCTTCTTGAAGATGTTATTCAGTTGCTCTCAGGCTGGAAGCCAGCCTCGGCACGTGGAGAATTGATGCTGGTTGATGTGAAAGAAGCTTTTAGTACAGGTTTTGCATATCTCACAGCAGTATTTGAATCAGAACGATTTATCTAGGAGCCAGTTATGGCAGTAAAACAATATATAGCCCAGCAACCTTTAGGGCGTTTCAAAAAAGGGGATTTCGTGGGTGGACTCACCGATACTGAAATCCGACAGCAATTAGATGCAGGTACGATCAAAGAGGTAGAACAGCCCTCTGAAGAGCCGAAACCAGCTGCAGCAAAAACTACAAAAGAGGTAAAAGCAGATGGGAAATAAACCAGACGTTATTTCGTTACAGGGTGAACTGTTCCTGGCTAAAATTATTAATGGTGCAGTATCAGGTATGTTTCCGGTAGGAAGTATGCCAGCCTTGCAGCTTCAAATTACTTCGGATTCAACCGATCACTATGAGTCAAAAACAGGTTTTCGTACGAAAGATGCAGTATTGCGAAAGCAGACAGGAGTATCTGTAAGCGGCACCCTGGAAGAGGTAACCAAGCAAAATCTTGCCATGGTGATGAGTGGTAAAGTTACTGAAGTATCTGCAAGCACTATTGCTGATCGCTCACTAGGTACTGTTGAAGCTGGGACCATGATTGATCTGGGTGAGCGTAATCTGTCAGAAGTTAAGTTTAAAGACGGCGCTGATACAGATATTGATACCAGTACCTATGTACTCGATTCGGCATTCGGTACAGTGATTTTTAATATTGCACCGACTGGTGACGTTAAGTGGTCAGGTAAAGCCGGAAAATTAACACGTACTGCGATTGCAAACGATATCGGCAATGAATACCGCTTCTTCTTTAAAGGTGTTGATACCTATAAAGGAGATAAGGTTGCCGTGACTTTATGGCGTGTGGAGTTTTCACCGGAAACGGAATTTGATCTGATCAATGAAGATTTCTCTAGTTATGATATTGAAGGTGAATGTCTGGCTGACATTACCAAGGTAAATGATGCTGAACTTAGCATGTTTGGCCACATTGATCGTTTTAATGTAGCAGCTTGATACTTAAAGCTGAGTAACTAAATCCAAAATACAGGCACAGGGGCGCATAAGCGTCTTTTTTTGTGCCTGTGTTCTAGCACTAAGAGAAAAGCCCCGATGCGGCAAACATCAGGGCTTCGGATTCCACTCAACCGGCAAAGTAAAGGGGAAATATATTTTGTATGGATCATTTTAAACCAATAGTGGAGCTCATGAAAGTGTCTATTGAAAAATATGGATTATGGCAAACAATACTGGCATTCCTTATATTAGTTTCTGTACCTGTACTAATCTGGAAATTACCAGAAATCATTGCGGCTATTAAAAATTGAATTGAATCGAAATTTAGTAGAATTTGACATGGATAAAAAATTAATAGCTTTCCTTTGCTGTGTATAAAAAGTATCCTGCTTGACTGAATAGAATTGTTTTTAATTAAGAAAACTAACTATTCAAATTCATTGGATAATCAAATGACACCAGAGCTACATCAGCAAGTGCAAGATTTTTATCTACACGTAATGGCTCTAACCAAGTTTACGTTCGTAGTCGGCAAACAGGCGCACTTTTATAATGAAGTGTTAAAGGGAGAGCAGCCTTATATTAATGAACAAATATTTAACTTAAGGAAAAATGATCTAACCGTTAAATATGATAGGGGATCGACTCTCTACTTTGTTTACCACTCGGCCAATGATACAGATACCTTGATCACCTTGCCCAATCTGGCGGGTATTCAGGTAGAACTTAAGCTAAAGCAAATACTCACAAAATATGAATAAGCACCTTCGGGTGCTTTTTTAATTCCTGAACTTTATTTTGAGATTCCATCATGAATGATTTTTTTCTAGCAGCTAATCGCTCTATTACAGTGAATGGTGTTGAAGTTAACCAGATCCAGATGAAAGACTTTGATCAATGGGCGGTGCATGCCGAAAAGTTAAAAAGCTTTCTAAAGGGAAAAAATTATTCAGATGAAATTTTGTCTGAACTTTTTAAGGCTCATTCAATTGAAGTGCTGGGTATGTGCAGTTTGGCCACCAGGCTTCCAGTAGCTAGTTTGATTGATCTAGCCACAACATCGGAACAGCAATTTAAAGAAGTTTTATCAGCAGTACTGCAGGTCAACGGCGCTTATTTTAAAGAAGATCAGCCTAAACGCCGTAATAAAAAGCAGGTAGCAAAAGACAATGATTCAACCTGGTTTGACTCATTCCAGTTGCTGATCAGTGCTGGCCATACTCATACCGAAATCATGAATATGACTTATGGCACTTATAGTGAGTATCTAAAATCAGTCCAAAAGGATTACCGGAATAAGCTTGCAGCACTGACCAGTGTAGTGAGATCCGCTCAGCATGCATCTGCTAAAGAACTAAAGAAGTTTCTTGATGAGCTAAAAGAAGAAATAGTGTGAATTATGTAACATTTTCACATAATTAAATTTACCATTTCCGATTAGAATGGTCGGTATTATAAAAGTGCACTTGAGCTTAATCATGAAAAGAGTATTAACAGCGGAAAGTAGAGCAGCATATAAGAAATGGTTTAACTCATTCAGCAGTGACGAGCAGAGAGAGTTGATAAATATGGGTGTGGCATGCGGTGCCGACTCAAAGTTTTTTAAGCATGAGATACTAGACCTCCTGAGTCATCTTGATAATGAGAAGCTTAAAAGCAATAGAATTTTATTCAAGAAATTTGCTGAAAGATATATTGCTTTAGTCCCTGATCATATTCGCGCTCATGTGAACTGGACACTTCTGGAAAACAGTCGTGATTATCGCTCCTGGTTTGCAAATAGACAGATGTTTGTTTTTAACTGTCTGGTTGTTAAAGATATTTATGAGCATAGCAAGGATAAGAATTCGAGCTACTTATTATGGGCACCCATTATTGATGACCATACTCCGGAAACTTGTAAAAGTTTCAGTAGCAAAGTATTTAATATTCTTGATAAGGAGTTCCAAGAACATGCTGTTGAGCATTGGAGCAGACCGCAAGAAGGCTGTAGATGCAGTTTGATATCGATTACTCATGCACAGGCAGAGAAATACCTGATGGATATGAACATGAGTGCATAGAGGAGAGAGATATAAGTGAACACGCATGTTCTTTCACTGAAGTAAGTTTGTACATAAAGAACAAATACCTCAAAAAGTTTTTTAATTTCTTCACTTAACCCACCATTCGGTGGGTTTTTTATTGCGAGTAAGAACATGGCCGGTAAAGAATTAACATTTAAGCTTGTGATGGAAGCTGATACTAAAAATTATGTATCGAATATCAAGGAATCTGCAAGTGTCACTAAGGCCATTTATGCCGCAATAAAACAGGAATCTGAAAAACTGAAGGCTGCATCTGAACAAGCTGCTCAGGAAGTTGGAAAAATAGTTCCGGATGATTTGCAGAAGAAAGCTGATCAGGCTGCTAGCAAGATTAATGGTCTGGCGAATGAACTCAAAGATACAGCAGCCAAGGCAAATAAGGCAGGCTTTGAAATCAGTGAAGCCATTCCAGGTGATGCGCTTCAACTTGCAGAACTGCTGGGTACTAAATTCTTTACAGCGGCCAAGGAAATTGAAGCTCTTGGTGACAAGTCAGTTATCAGTGCAGGTGAGCTACGCTCAATGTCGAGCATTGGTGAGCAAGGCCTTAATGAGCTTAACTCAGCCTTAAAAGCTGCTCAGGCTGAATTGGTTCGTTTGCAAAGTACGGATGGTACCTTAAAAGATATTGAAATCGCCAAGCAGCGTGTTCTAAGTATTGAAGATGCTATTAAAGAAACGTCCAGTGCATTTAATTACTATCAGGACGTTGCTGTAAATGCCATGCGTGGCGTGGACAACGCCACCCAATCGACCATTAACCAGTTACAACAGTTCAGTGCAGTAGATCTATCAGGCGTAATAGGTGAAGCGCAGACTGTAACTCGTGCTATCGAGTCAATGGGAAGCGGTGCAACAGTATCTACGCGTGAAGTTCAGCGTATTGGTGAATTAGGCTCTAACGCGATTAATGCCTTAGAAAGAGAACTGAACGAGGCTAAATTAGCTTGGCAGGCTCTATCAAATGCCAGCCATGATATTTCCCTGGAAGAACTGAATCAGGCTAAACAAAAAGTTGAACGCTTGGAGCAGGCTCTGGACCTGACTGAAAACTCAATGAATGAGTTTAAGAGTGCGACCCAGCAAGCAGTACCGGTGGTGGATCATCTGGATCAGTCTCTGGAAAAGACAAACCATGAGCTTAAGCATACAGAAACTTTCGGGCAACGGGCGGCAAGTGAGGTTGAAGGCCTAAGAAATAGCTTCAATGCTTTAACCGGCGTTTTGGCTGCAGTGGGTATTGGTACCAGTGCAATGGAAATTGCACAGGTATCTGATCAGTATAAAACGCTATCTGGCCGTATTCAGATTGCGATTGGTGATAATGCCAACTTAAAACAGGCAATG